TTGCGGGCGGGATGGCGGGCGTCACCAACCTGAAGTTGGTGAGCGTGATGTGGCAGTTGGACCACTGGTTGGCGTTGCCGCCGTAGCCCGACGAGAAGCCGTTGTTGTTCTGCGCCACCAAGGTCGGGCCGCCGATGACCGCAGGGAAGCCCCACGTCGAGTCGTTGACGACGCCCTGCAGCGTGGAGAAGATGACTGAGCCCGACAACTGCGGCACGACGCTGTACCAGTGCCCGGGGGCTGAGCCATCCGACACGCCGCTGATCTCCAGCTCAAACTTGTCGGCGAGATCCGGCCGGATCGCAGGCAACGTGATCTGCGCGTTGCCCAGGTTCGTCGTCGTCTTGGTCGTCGCCCCCGCGACGACGTAGATGCCCGCGCTGAGTAGCAGCCGTCCCGCGTTCGCTCCGGACGCCTGCCCCGCCGTAACGATGGCGGAGATCGCCGCGTTGATGGCAGCGGTATCGTCGGTCCCGTACAACATGAAGGTGCTGGCCAAGTCGGCCCCAGGCGTATCTGCGGTCAGCACCACATGGGTGGCGTCGGTGACCGAGCTGATCGTGGTGCCGTAGGTAGCGCGCGTCCCTGGGTGGCGCATCACGATCACCTTGCCCACGTCCCCGCTCACAAAGCTGGCGGTGGCGCAGGTGACGATCCGCGTGGTGTGAGCGTAGGTCGCGCCGGTGATCAGCTTGCCGTCACGCTTGGCACCATGCAGCTCTGGCGTGTCCGTGGCCACGGTGGCGGCAACCCCACCGCCACCACCGCCGGTCGATGCCTTGTTCTTCCATTTGGTGCTGCTGGCCTCGTAGGTCAGGACCTGGCCGTCGGTGGGTCCGGCGATGACGACGTCGGTATCCCCGGCGAGAGTGCTGCTGCCGCCGCCAGCGCCAACCGCATGGACGAAGGCGGTGGTGGCCACCTTCGTCGTGCTGTCGGCAGTCGCCTGGGTCGGCGCGGTCGGGTTGCCGGTCAGCGCCGGGCTCGCCAGCGGCGCCAGCGCCGACGTGTCCACCGGTAGGACGTAGGCGAGGCTCGCCCACGCGTTGACTCCGTTGCCCAGCTTCAGCTTGCCGGTGTCCGACTCCTTGCCCCACTCACCGTCGGCCAGGACCGGGTTGGCCGCTGTCCACGCTGCCGCCGTTCCGCGACGCGTTTGCATTTGGGCGATCTGCGTGGTCACGTCGCTCCTCCGATCACGGATGGTTGGTGATGGTCGCCGCTGCTTTGCTGACGGCCCGGCTGACTGGCATCATGACCGCGGGCCCCTCGCCGCCGCGCTGCCGAACCTTGATGTCGAGGAGCGGCGGACCACCGGGGACGATCTGTGCCAGGCGCCGCCAGGTCAGCCGTACGTCGCACACGACCGTCCACAGCAGGTTGTCGTCGGGGTCGGGGAACGGCTGCGTCGAGAGATCGTTGACGCGCATGAACCCCTTCGGCATCCAGACGCCCGGCTCGTCCAGCGCGACGCCGGTGTAGTTGTACAGCGGCACGCGCATCGGACGCCCGTCGCCGACACCGGCGCGGAAGGCCAGGAAGAAGGCCTCCTCGACCGCCTGTGCGGCCAGCAGGGACTCGTCGACGGTCATTCCGGGCTCCGGGTAGGCCGAGATCACGAAGGGCTGCACGATGTCTGCCAGCCACTGCCCAGCGGTCAACGGATAGGTCGAGCCCGCGACCTGCCAGACGCGCGCGAACGGTCGATCGAACGCGCCCTCCTCGCGCGACATCCGCACCTCCCACGCGTCGCCGAGCGCGAGAGCGACGTAGCGCTTCAAGGAGCGCAGCGCGTCCGATGCGGTCCGGCCGACGTCGACGACGGTCACCGCGGCATCACCACGCCGACCATAGAGTCCAGCGCCGCCGCTTCGGCCTCTCGTTTGTAGGTCTCCAGGTCGGGCAGCATCATCTCATTCAGCGTCGCGTGGATCACCGACCCGGCCTTCTCGATCATGTGATGGCCCTCACTGCCCGGATGCCACACGCGGCGCGCGAATACGCGCCTGCCCGTGAGTGGGTCGATCCAGGACAGGAACTGGTTCGGCGCGTGCGGCTCGATCAGGTACTTGCGGTGCTCCGGCCCCCACAGCCCGGTGCCGTAGTTCACGTACGGCGCATAGCCCACGTCGGTCGCGACTGGCGCAGCGTACGCCGTGGTGGTCCCGTGCAGCTCGCGCCGCGTCTCCTTGCGGTACCAGCTCGTCGCGAGGTTCCCCGTCTTGATCGGCGTGAACGCGACGATGTAGTCGTGTAGCCGGTCGCCGCCGGTGTCCGCCATGTTGCGCAGCGCGCGCTTGAGCGGCTCCTCGGCGAACACATCCGGGAGCTTGGGCCCGTAATACTTCGCCTCGACGTTGCTCACGGCTCGGGCCTCGTGAAGGGGTGCTCCTCGACGCGAGTGAGCGTCGCCTGCCAGCCGATCAGCTTGCGCTTCTTGCGGATCGGCTGGCCGTCACCGGTGATCTGGTAGATCGCTCGGCCGAGCTGCTTGGAGTCGACCTCCAGCTTGTCGTCGGCGTTGATCTCGACGAGGTTGTGGTCGACGTCCTTGAGCCCGACCAGCAGTGTCGCGGGATGCGGGACGCGCCGGTGCGCCGCCTGCGGATCGTCGGATTCTGGCGCGGCCGCCAGCGTCAGGCGGACCTTGAACCACGGGCTGTGCAGCGTCTGGAACTGGGTCGTGCCCTCGACACGCACCGGTGTCGGCGTGTCGATCAGCCGCCGCGCACGGTCAACCAGTGCGGTGTTGAGCGACACCCGTCACGCGCCCCACACGCTCGGACTGAGCAGCGGGCCTCGGAACGCACCGACACCGTAGCTGTACGGGTACAGGCCGTCGTAGTTGCCCCAGTCGACCTCGGAGGTCTCGATCGACGGCGCGCTCACTCCCTGCATGATGTAGCGCCAGTAGTCCTGCATCGTCTGCGTGCACAGCAGCCACAGGTCTCGGTTCAGCGCCCCGTTCGGGTTCAGCTCGGGGATGCCGGTGGTGGCGCCCGCATAGCGCGAGCGCCCCGGCTCATGCCGCGTCTCCGAGTAGCCGCCCGCACTGAAGGACTGGATCGCCTGGTCGTTGGCGACCTCGACGTAGTCCGGCTGCTCCTGATAGCAGACCTGCTCGACGCGAAGCTGGACCGCTTCCTCGGCGATGTTGACCAGCGGCGGGGGCATCGTGGCGTCCATCGGACGGCCCGTATACGCCGTGATGTAGTCGCAGGCCCGGTCAATCCGGATCTGCAGGTCGTCGTCGGTGTACGGGGCGTCCAGGGCCGTGAAGTCGACCCGGCTCCAGGTCTTCAGCTCGTCGACGCTGGGGGGCAGCTCGACGGTGTCGGGCACCGCCATGGCTTACTTCTTGGCCGTCGCCGTGGCCGTCGCCTTCGCCGTGCCGCCGCTGCTCTTCGCCTCGGCCGTCTCGGAGTCCTCGTCGTCGGCCTCGGGCTCGGGCGCGCGCTCCCTGGGCATGAGCTTCTCGGCCTTCTTCTCGTCGAGCGCGAACGCCTGCTTGATCGTGAAGTCGTCCTCGTCCGTGGAGACGACCACCAGGAACGGGCCGCGGACAGCGTAGGCGAGCACCTCGCGGTCACCGACGAAGCCCTGGACCGTGTCCTCGTCCATCTCGGCGGTGGCTTCATCGTCGACGGGACGGTGGCTGGCCGCACGCAGCTCCTTCGTGTAGCGCTCCGCCGCGAGCTGGATCATGTCCTCTGCGTTGCCGGGCGTGCCGAGCTTGGCCTTCAGCTCCGCTGCCGCCGCCTCTGCATCGTTGCCTCTGGCCACTGCTGCCTCCTTCGTCGGTGTGGTTCCCGAAGGCTACCCCCGCCTTGACGGCCCCTCACAAACGACCGACGGCGGCCCGTGGGCCGCCGTCGTCTGCGCGCTTCAGCGAAGCGTCAAGCCCTACGGAACCAGCGAGCGGTACGCGCCACGGAAGTCGATCGGCGCGACACCGAAGTCGGAGCGGACCTTGAAGTCGACCGCGTCCAGCTCGAACGAGTACGGGTCCGTCCCCGCGCCGAGCGCCATCCGGACCATCGGGTCCTTGAGCATCACCTGCGGCTCGGACTGGCCGTTCAGGAAGCCCACAGCGAACGCTGGCACGTCGGACGGGTCGGCGAACAGGTACCAGTCATTGATGTCCGCCAGCCACGGTTCGCGCACCACGCCATCCGCCGGGAGGACCCCCGCGAGCGGGTTGATCGTGCCCTTGTCCATGAACGCCGAGCCGACTCCGGCCGCACCCGTGTAGTTCACGTTGACCCCGACCTGGGTCGAGTTCAGGATCCGCTGCGCGATCATCTGCATGCGCGCGTTGGGAACCACGAGGATCGACGGGGTCACGACGATCTGGCGGCCGTCGTCGTCCTGCTGGCTCTCCATGAACCCGATCGCATCCGCGAGCGAGTCCTCCGACAGCGCCGCAGTCACCGAGTTGATGGGAGCCGATGTCGAGTAGAACGACCTCGTGCCACCGCCGTAGGCGGCAATGGTCGGGTTGCTGGTGACCATCGCGATCACGGTCTGCAGGATGAACACCCCGGCCGCGTAGCCCATGTCCGCCGGGTTGCGGTTCAGCAGCTCGTTGGAGTCGTCGTTGATGATCGCCTGGCGGGTGATCGAGTAGATGCCGCCGTAGGTGTCGACCGACAGGCTCGCGGGCGGCCGCATGCTGCGCGACAGGCCCGGATAGTCGCCGTGGTCACCCACGTACCCGATCCCGAGCAGGCCGTTGAGTCCACGCAGACGCCGGTCGCGGAAGTCCGGTGCGGACTCCTCACGCGTATAGCGCTGGTACTGCGCTTGTGCCCGGCTGTAGCCGTTCCACATCGACTGGCGCACCGGCCCGAACAGGAAGCTCGCGAAGTCGGCCTTGGAGTCGGCCTCCTCCAGCTCCCGCTCGTCGCGCCACTCCTTGTACGCCTCCAGCAGCCGGATCGGCTTGCCGAACGCCCCGTACGGGTTTCCGTTCATGGTGTGTTGCTCCTCAGTTCAGCAGTGACACGATCCCCGCTGAGGCGCTGGGCGCCCATGATGATGCCCGAAGGCCGACCCGCCCGGGAGGGGGTGCCCGAGCGGGAACAGTGATGCTGACTCGCGATCAAACGAACGAGTCCTTGGAGTCGAGGTCGACCCTGATCTTGCCGGTCGGCGTCCCGCGCTCTCCGGCAATGGCCACGATCCGGCCGAACTTCGGGGTGCCCGTCGTGGTCGTCAGCACGCCCGTGGCGATGATGATGTACAGCGGGGTGCCCTTCGCCGCGGCCGCGATGCCCGCGTCCTGGTTGCCCACCTGCACCACGCCCTTCGTGATCAGGTAGTAGTTCTCGTTGGCGTCGATCTGCGCCTGGATGCTGTAGGCGTCGCTCCACGCACGGACCTTCTGCTTGACCGCGACTCCG